TGTGGTCCCCTTCCTCAAAAAATTTGAGAGCACTGTCAGATGCTGTACTCAAAACGGCATCAGGGGTGGATCAGCAACTGTCCATTTTCCTATCTGGCACCAGGAAATCAGAGACATCCTCGTCCTCAAAAACAACAAAGGAACCGAAGACAACAGAGTCAGAAAACTCGACTACTCCATCCAACTAAGTGCGTTATTTTACCAAAGGTTTATCGACAATAAGGACATCTCGTTATTTTCCCCTCATAATGTTCCTAACCTTTATGAGAGTTTTGGGACCAGTGAGTTTGATGCTCTTTACTGTGCATATGAGTCAGACGAATCAATCCCCAGAGATACGATCAACGCTCAAGAATTAATATTAGATCTCCTCAAGGAGAGAGCAGAGACTGGACGACTCTATATTATGAACATTGACCATTGTAATAGTCATAGTTCATTCCTAGACAAGGTGAACATGAGTAACCTATGTCAGGAGATTACTCTACCTACTACACCTTTACAACATATAGATGATCCTAATGGTGAGATAGCATTGTGTATATTGTCTGCTATCAATGTTGGTAAGGTACAGAGTGATAAGGAATTAGAAGAGTTATGTGACCTATCTGTTCGTGCATTGGAAGAAATTATTGATTATCAAGAGTATCCTGTTGTTGCTGCAGAGAAGTCTACAAAGGCACGTAGATCTCTTGGAGTAGGGTTCATTGGTCTAGCACATTATTTGGCTAAGCTTGGGTTTAGTTACAACTCACAGGAGGCATGGGATGCTGTTCATGGACTCTCTGAATCATTCCAATATTATTTACTGAAGGCATCGAATCAAATAGCACAAGAGAAAGGATCATGTGATGCATTTGATAGAACTAAATATTCACAGGGATTACTCCCTATTGACCACTTCAAAGAAGATATAAGTGGTGTAACATCACAAGATTTAGTTCATGACTGGGAATCTCTTAGAATATCTATCGCCACCCACGGTTTACGGCACTCAACATTGTCCGCACAGATGCCATCGGAGAGCAGTTCCGTTGTGTCAAACGCAACAAATGGAATTGAGCCTCCTAGAGACTACTTGTCCATTAAAAAATCAAAGAAGGGGCCTCTTAAGCAAATTGTTCCCTCCTATGCTAGTCTAAAAAATAATTACACTTTGTTATGGGAGATGGAAAGTAATGAAGGATATATTAATATAGTAGCAGTAATGCAGAAATTCTTTGACCAAGCAATTTCAGGTAACTGGTCTTATAATCCAGAGAATTATGAGAACAATGAAGTTCCTGTTAGTGTAATGGCACAAGATCTTCTAACAACATACAAGTTAGGATGGAAGACTTCATACTATCAGAACACTCATGACATGAAGACTGATGAGATTGAAGAACCAGCACATCCTCTTGGATGGCATGATAATGTATCAGATAAAGACAGCTTGATTGCTGAAATTGAAAACCTTGAGGAAGAAGCTTGTGAGTCCTGCACAATTTAACCCAGATGGCATGACTGTCTTCAATGACAGTCTTGGAATTGATACTAAAAAACAACCTATGTTTTTTGGTGCTCCATTAGGAGTTCAAAGATATGATACTTATAAGTATCCTGTATTTGATAAACTAACAACTCAAATGTTAGGATACTTTTGGCGACCAGAAGAAGTATCGCTCCAGAAAGATCGTGCTGACTTTGCTACTCTTCGTCCTGAACAGAAGCATATATTCACCAGCAATCTAAAGTATCAGATACTACTTGATTCAGTTCAAGGACGTGGACCTGGTATGGCATTTGCACCTTACGTGGCTCTTCCTGAGTTAGAAGGTGCTATGAAAGTATGGGAATTTATGGAGATGATCCATAGTAGATCATACACTTACATAATTAAGAATGTATATTCAGATCCTTCTGAAGTATTTGATACTATTCTTGAGGATGAAAAGATACTTGCTCGTGCTAAGTCTGTGACGAGAGCATATGATGAATTTCTAAACTATGCTCAGTCATGGGGTCAGGGTAATATGTGGAAACCAGACTCTATGGGTTCCCCATCAGCACAATGGTCTTTCAAAGATCTAAAACGTAGTCTCTATAAGGCAGTAGTAAATGTCAACATTCTTGAAGGTATACGTTTCTATGTTTCTTTTGCTTGCAGTTTTGCATTTGGCGAACTTAAACTTATGGAGGGATCTGCTAAGATTATCTCCCTCATCTCAAGAGACGAGAACCAGCACCTTGTACTAACTCAACAGATACTAAAGAAATGGCAGGAGGGTGATGATCCTGTCATGCAAGAAATTATAGAAGAAGAAAAAGAAACTGTTGTTGAGATGTTCAAGCAAGCAGTGGAAGAAGAGAAGGAATGGGCTGAATACTTATTCAAAGATGGTAGTATGATAGGACTTAATGATAAACTTCTTATAAATTATGTTGAGTGGATTGCTAATAAGAGAATGAAAGCTCTTGGTTTAGCACCAGTGTATGATATTCCTGCAGCACATAACCCGTTGCCTTGGACACAACATTGGATTTCCTCTAAGGGACTACAGGTAGCACCACAGGAAACTGAGGTGGAATCGTATGTAGTAGGTGGCATCAAACAAGATGTCAAAAAAGATACATTCTCTGGATTCAAACTATGATTAACTTATTAGCAGCAGCATCACTTGACCTGAACGAAGCATGGAACCTATCATGGGGTGAAGGTATTCAGTTCATACTGGTACTTGCTTTTGTATACTGGTTGAAGGTAAAGATAGACACACGTGCTGGTCTAGGTAAGAAAAAATTGAGACAGTTGAAGACTGTAATCAAAGAAGCAATACTAGAAACACAAGTAAAGACTGGAAAACCATAGAAGGTGTTTCGTGAGTTACGTAAGGAGTATCCATATGAGATACAGATAGAACTTAGTGATTATTGTAACTCTAAGTGTCCTATTTGCACGAGATATATTGAGGGTAGGGTTGGACTGAAACCATCTGCTACTGTTAATAGAAATCAAATAAGGTTTGAAGATTTTCGTAAATGGTTTCCACCTAAGTTTATTGAGAAACGTCTGTTCAAGATGCGATTCAATGGTCAAGTAGGTGAATCTTCACTTGCAGAGGACTTACATGACATCGTTCACTACATTTCTAAATGCAATAAAAACTTAGAATATCTGTCTCTGACTACGAATGGAGGTACTCATACCCCTGAATGGTGGTATAAGTTAGGTACTTTGATGAAGGAGATGAGGTGGGGTGAGGTTGTATTTGCTATTGATGGTCTTGCTGATACACATAGTTTGTATAGAGTAAATGTAGATTGGTATAAGGTAGTTGAGAATGCTAAGGCATATATTGCAGGTGGTGGTCGTGCTCAGTGGAGGATGCTTACCTTCAAACATAATGAACATCAAGTAGATGAGTGTAGAAAACTTAGTGAAGAGTGGGGATTCAATGCTTTCACACTGAGACCTACTGCTGGATTCAATAACAATAAGTTTTTCAAGTATAGTTACAAGGGTAAAGAGTATGTTCTGGAGCCACCATCAGATGTAGATTTTGTGATGAAGGTATCAGAACCTGAGACTCCATGTGATATACAATGTTATGCAGTTCAGGAGATAGAACGAGAGAATGGTAAGAATGGAGAAGGATTTGTCAATAGACTTACGATAGATACTAGAGGTGTAATACATCCATGTTGTTTCTTTGCATGTGAGTGTAGAAAAGTATACCATAAGTTCTATGAAACAGGTGAACCATGTCCTCCATGTGGTGCTAGTGATCTTGCAATGGCTATAGGTACTGGTAGAAGGACAAATATGTATTTGAATTCTGTTGCTAATCTTATAGAACAACAAGGTGGTATAGAATCTATCTCTTTATACTATAACTCTTTTCATAAAATAATGAATAGTCCCATATATAGAAATACACTTGAAGACTCTTGGAAACAAGAAAAGCATGGTGGTGATTATTCGGTATGTGGTTACATGTGTGCTAAAAAACATAAGCATCTTGAAGGATATCGTATGGGAAGTAAGCGAATTGATTTTGGTGTGATACAATGAAACCTCAATCTGCAAAAGCAAAGGGAAGAAAGCTACAACAGTGGGTCAGAGATCAACTGATTGAGCATAGAGACATACATCCAGAAGACATAGAGTCTAGGAGTATGGGTGCAGGTGGAGAAGATCTTATTATGGCAAGGGATGCTAGACAAAAGTTCCCTTATAGTGTAGAATGCAAAAACCAAGAAAAGTTGAACGTCTGGGATGCTTATGCACAAGCAGCAGCAAACTCAGGTGACCATCAACCTATTGTCTTCATAAAGAAGAATGGTAAAAAACCATTAGCAGTAATCGATGCGGAGTATTTCATTGGAAAAATACGAACTTAGACAATACGCACTCAACATTTTAATGAGTGAGTTCAATAAGACACATTCAAACAAAGCTATATACGAATGTGCCGATGATTGGTGCTCTAAACAAGTCACTACTAACGGTATTGTATCCTATTTCAAAGCTTATTATGCAAAAAATTGTTAACATCATTGCTCTTGCGTCTGGGGTTGTATCTATTGCCCTTGTTAGCAGTGGCGTATTTGTATATGTCAACCGAGATTCTATTGTTGATAGCATCAAGCAACAGGCTATTGATGCAGCTCTTGGATCTCTTGGTCCATCAATTCCAACACTTCCTTCTCAAACTGGACCTGTTCTGATGGATGCTCCTGCTGCTGATGCACCATCTTCTCCTATGGCTGGACTTGGTATTCCAAACTAATATATAGTATTGCTATGCTAATATGATATGCCTGAAGATGTAAAAGAAGAAATCCAAGAAGAAGTAAAACCCGACAAAAAGAAGGGTCTTCTTGGTAAGATGAAGGAGAACTTGTTACCAGATCAAGAGGAACAGGCAGCAATCATCAGTACTTTTGTCCGTATGGGAGTGCTTGTGTGGTCGGGTGGAATATTAACTTTAAATTATGTTGCTATTCCAGGTGTACCACAACAAAAAATAGATCCGACTTTTATAGCATCTGTTTTTACAGGAGTTTTAGCTAGCTTCGGAATTCAGACAGCATCTAAGAAGGGTGATGGAACCATGAAGATGGATCCTGCTGCTCAAGCTGCTGCTAATGGTAATGGTGGTGGTGTTGGTCCTAGTGGTGGAACAGTTCAAACAATTAGAGTTGAACAAGTACCACTAAAGATCATCGCTGCTGACATTCCTGCAACATTAGATCCAAAAACAGACAAACCTAAAAAAGAACCGACTGTATGACCTAGAGGTATATTATGAAAAAGTGGATAGGAATTAGTTTAGGTACTTTACTGGGTATTTCACACCTTGGTATGATTAGCATCATCGCTACTCGTACCAAGGTTCCTGCTGTTAAGTTACCTGTTGGTCCTTATACAGCATATACTGTTGTAGCAAATGAGGAAGGATATAGTATAAACTATAGAGCACATGATCCTAAAGTTATGATGACTTTAGAGAAGGGTAGTCGTCCTGCTGGTTTCTTAGGAATGAGTAAGAAGAATACTTATATTGAAAGACAATATATGGCAGAGGGTGCTCTTCATGTAGATCCTATTGTTGATGAGAACGGTAACCAATTGACAGCAAAAGAAATTGCTTGTATAAAAGCTGAAGGTGCTGGAGCATCTACAGGAAGACTTGTAGGTGGAGGTGTTGGTACTGCTGTAGTTGCTAATACTGGTATTGCTTCTATACCTATAATTGGTTGGGTACTTGCTGGTGCTACTACTATGTTGGGTATGGATCAGGGTGCTGAAATAGGTGGAGAAATGTCTAAAGACTTCAAGGGGTGTTGATGTCAGGACAGAGTATTGATTCTACAACACATTCATAGTATAATTACTTATATAACGAATGGGATTGAAAGATCATGCCCCAATCACACTATACCGTAGGGTATCACGATGCTCAACAGCATCGTCATGAGATATGCGAGTACGCTACAAACTCGTATGAAGCAATAAAAGATGCAAAGGAGGATGTTCCGTTTCTACGTGAGCATCCTTCTTACGTTGATTATTGTACTAATAATTCAGGGTTGGATTATCTTATGGGCATAGTCCCAATGGGAAGATGAAACACGAAATAATGTGGTGGATGAGTAGACTCACCATCATGGGTACATGTCTAAGTCTATCTACATGGCTTGCTGCACAGGCATATGTCTGATGTAGTTTGGTCAATTAACATCATGCTTGGTATCTTACTAGTTGCTGTAGGCATAGTAATTTACTACATATTTAAGTATGATGAATTTTGGCCAAATGGGAGCGATGACACCACCGAGCAGGAAGAGTTGCTACAACTTCCGAGTAACGGAGATAGCGAAAGTAGTTGACGGTGACACTATTGATGTTATAATAGACCTAGGTTTTGACCTAAGTAAGAAAGAACGGGTGAGGGTAGCTGGTGTTGATACTCCTGAAAAAAGAACTAGAGA